TCTTCGCCACAGCAAGCACACTTTGGAGTTCCTTTACTATAATGTGTTAATGCCTCCAATCGTACTTTTGCATAGCATGCTTTCTGCGTAGCATGAAATTTTTCTTTATTCTTTTTACGCCATTGTTTTGTATATTCACTTTGACGTTTTTTATATTTTAAACCATTTGCAGTTTTTAACCATTCTCGCATATATAGAGAACCATGCCAGGTCAAATCCTTATCTTCTTTTTTCCATCTTGACATTAGTATATCTCCTTTAATTAAGTGATATACTATTATACGACATTATTTTATCAAGGTCAAGTAAAATTAATTAATTCTCAATATAGGTCAGTTTTCATCATATTGCAATGTGAAGGTGGCTGTAATTGTATCCCCTGCGACTGCTGAACCTGTTGTTTGTAATTGTGTTACCATATAATTGGTATATACTGGGGCCGGACCAGTAGACGACGCTGCCTTGCCAATTGGTTGTGCATCTGTTAAACCAAAATTAATAAGCATGCCGTTACCAATACCACTGACCGCAGTCATGTCAACGGTTAATGCAGCGGTTGCCGTAGTTACTGGTTGTGTATACACTATACCGGATATATTAGGTGGACTACACTTTAGTGTAAGACCTGCCCCAAATACTCCTGCGGTATGTGCCCACAAACCATTAAGAATTTGATTAAATGCCCCAATAAATTTTCCGTACATCCATAAATCATATGAATTATTTCCCGCCGTTATTGGGAAGGAAGAGTACGCTTGTGCCGGATCGTCGACATTCTTCCAGTTACAATTTGCTATACCAGAAAAAGATGTGCGACCCGCACTGTAGTCCTGGTACCATATAAATGTTGCTGCCATAGATTATAATCTCCTTTAGTTTTATGCATAAAAACTGATATATCAGTTCTCTATATTATATGTAAATATGTATATAAAGTCAAGCCCCGTAAATAGAAAAGGCGACCATTGCTGGCCGCCTTCTATTCGATAAAGAGGTGAGTCTTACCGATTACGGCGTGAGTGTGAGTTTTGCACACGCTAGGTTGTTTAAGATACCCTGAGAGATGGTTTCATAAGCAGACCATTTGATTAGATTACGTTTCTTCTCGACCCAGAACTTCGTATCATTGAGAATGAAGAACTTACCTAAGAACTCCTGAGACGTGAATGCATAAATTGTCTTTTCAGGAACCAGATCGCCTTTATTCGTGACAATGAGTTTCTTGCCTAAAAGTGTATCGTATTTATAGCCATTTACATATTGTTCTCCGGCAACGCCCGAACCAATTGTGGTTGCAGGTAATGCTAAGAATTTATTAAAGTCGGCCAGATTCATAAGAACCATGTCTGTCTTTAACGGATTGACGCCTGTGCTTGAACCCTCTAATGTATTAAAGAGTCTCACAAACGCTGCTATTTCGATCGTTCCGGATGTGGTCACGGCGTATGTCGTGGACTTTCCAGATACTGTAATTGCCGCGTTGACGCCTGTCATAAACGCAGTGTCTTCGATTTTCTGAATATCTTTAATCGAATTACGTTCGATGACTTCTGTAACTGGCATTTCATATGCTAAAAGCTCTTCTTCGGTCTTTTGGAATTCCTCAGACGAAATATTGAAGAATTGCATTTCAGCGCGTTTCCCCTCAACGTATCGTACATCCGGGTTACCGCGAAGATTGATCATCATTGCTGACGAATCTGGTTCAATGTCGATAACTTTTACGAGCTGGTCATGGTTGACACTTCTCTGTAAATCGGCTTTCGTTACATATTGCGGGTTAATTATTTTACGTGCAAACGAAACTTCACGAAGCTTCGTACGTATAAATGCTGCCGTTTCGGCCGCTACTTTTTCATGCTCGGTATCCAGTTTCTGGACGAAGAGCTCGTTCACTGTTCGTGGATTTAGATTTTCCATTATTAGCTCTCCTTAGAATACGTAGATATCGATAGCACTAACTGTTGTTCCAAGATAATCTATATTTCTTGGGGCAACTGTGCAATAAGCGACAGGTGCTGTGGATCCAGCGACCAACTGGCCGATGGCGTTGACGTCCAGCGATGCATTGACTGTTGGACTTCCACCAAACACTGTCGTACGTGCAAAATATTTTCCAGCGAGAATGGTAACCTTGGATGTCTTTACAACATCGGGTGCCCATTGACCAACTGTTTGGTCTCTCTTTGACTCGTTGAATATTGGCCAAGCTAATTTCGTGGCGGACGGAGGAGCGACTGCACCATTGGAACCAATTGATACCCAGTACCCTTGTAGGCCTGATGTAAGAATCGTACCGGTTGCGTCGATCGACAATTCGCGTCTCGTAATTAAGCTCAGGTCGGTTAACACTGTAAACATTAAGTTATTCTCCTTCACTTAGTAAATATGAGGTTAAACTATCATAACCTTGACTATCAGTTAATTCGCTTAACTTTCCAAACCCAGAAAAGAAATTTCCCTGATATAATTCTGCTGCTTTTTCCATAACCTCTAAATCTTCTAAAGGCTGGTCCCTCAGCTCGCTGAGTTTTTTTAGTACTTCATCTGCCAGAAGAACATCGTTATCTACAAGTCTTTGAACAACTCGTTCTGCTATTTCTTCCCGAGCCAATTTTTCTCTTAACCCATGAAGCTCAACTTGTTGATTTCGTAGGACAACCGCAGCTTGTTTTAACATTTCTTTTTTAGTGTCCATAACGTTTCTCCAGCATATCTGCGATTACCGCAGCTTTCGCAAGATCATCCAGCAAAGTATCCTCTTCGGCAAAAGCTTCCAGGTACTCTGCTAGTTTCTCTACTTCTTCGTCGACAGTCTTTTCATCCTTAACCAGCACCATCAATGGGGCTGACTTTAGGGGTTCATTCAGAATATCATCGAGTTTCATAAATAATTCTCCACAGATGCCTAGTGCTGCTCATCTGTTTGGGCCATATCCTTTAAAATTGGTATAGGATTAATACCCAAATTTATAAGCTCACCTGCAAAAGATCTATAGATGACATTGTCCGCTTCTTTTTCCATGGCTGTTTCCTTATCACGTTCGATAAGAACCATAGCAAGCTTCTCGATGTTCTCGGGTGTATAGTTTAAACCATACTCCTGTTTCAGCATTGTTTCCGCCGCTTTAACATATTCTTGTAGCACTCCCCGAGTTGCATCTGCCATTTTAGTTATCTCCTCCAGAAAACATACGTCCAGCCGCTGCTCCTGCCGCGAGTCCGCCACCAGCTAACACTGCTGATTGTGCGGGGAAATGCTTCATAATGGAGGCGGTTGTTCGCAAGGTTTTACGTACCGCATCAGCACCCTTTGTAACGTTTCCAGCAATCGCAGCTGTTTTTATTTCGTCTGCAACTTTATATGCAAGCGCTTTTCCAATCTCTTCGTACTCAGCAACTTTCTGTGAGTCTTCGAGTATTTGACTATCGCGTTCCATTAAACCGCGTGTAAGACTTTCAACGTCATTGACATTAAAATCTGTACCATATTCTTCTTTAAGAAGTGTCTCTGCAGTTTCTGCATACTTGGCAAACATAGTCTGAACTTGTTCAGCTACCTCTGCAAATTCCGCTTCTTTAAGCATATCGTTGTAAACTTCGAGTAGGCGTGCCATTAGTGGTATCCTCCCTTAGTTTCCAAAGTAGTGCTGCCAAAGACGTTCCACAACATCTGCTGACGCCTGTTTTATATCTGCCGCTACTGGAGGATTCTCCATCGGCGTTGTTGCAACTGTATTCATGCTGTCAACCTGTAATTGTCCCTGTGACGTATTCTTTGCTTCTGCGCCCATTGTTGTGGCTTTAAGAACACCTACAACCTGCTGAACATTCGCTAAGTTTACATCTGAGTTGCTAACCTGAACTGCTGGATTATCTCCTTCAGCTGCTGTATTCGGAGTAACGCCTGTTGCTCCAACCGCAATTTTCTCCAGTTCACTTGCGAAAGCACGGGCCATAATACGTCCCGCCGCATCGTACTCTTCTGCTAACTTGCGAAGTTCGTCATTTTCGTTGACTTGGTTTTCAACAGGAACTTCTGTAGGTTGTTCGGAAGCCGGAGTTTCAACTGGTGAAGTTGCAACTTTTTCTAATTCGGCAATTATGTCTTGTAATGTGTTTCCCATATAAAAATATTCTCCTTAATTAAGTTGATATGTATAATATAGTTAAAAAATAGATGAATGTCAAGGGTTTGTTACACCTATGACATCATTATATAGTTCTTCGAACTTTTCCGGGCCCAGTCCATAGACCACTCGGTCTAGAGAGCCCAATTTTGCTAGATCTTGTTTTACTTTTGGCCAGAGATACGCATGTGCACCAATACCGGCCATACCGGTCATAAAAGGATGTTTACGAACCATGTCTTGAAATTTAGATATTGGTTTTCCTTGTTGTGATTTATTTTCTTGATATCCGGCATATAAATATGATGCAGGAACACCTACTAAAATGCGTTGTGCAATTGCCGGAACTTTTTTCATTTGCTGTGGTGTGGGTATCGCTGCCGCATGTTTCTCGCGATTAATTTGTTGTAACCCTTCCGTACCCAATGCTATAGCGCCAATAAATATAGGAATAAGATATGGATTTTTCATTAACATAGCATCCCATGCGTGGAAATGTGATAGATCGCTGCCTGTGGATGTCATGAGTTTTGCAAAGCCCGCATACAAACCTCCTAAGCCTACTAAAGGAAATAATGGGTTTTTACCTGGTGCATATAAAGATGGTCTCGGTCCTTTTGGTGTGCCTACAGTAGGAAGTAGCTGTGTCATTTTTGCCACTAGTCCTTGAGGCTCACTTTCTATGTCTGCCCGTTTTATTAATACTCGACGAATAATTAATGGTTTAGTAAGAGATATTTCGGGAAGATATTGTAATACTTTTGCTGCAATCTCATGATTGAATCCGTCTATTGAAACATCTATAGGAATCCGAGGTTGTTCATCCATGTCCATAAGAATAGCACCCTTATCAATAACTTGATCTGCGAGGGGTTGTCTATTCATGTTAATGAGAACTAACCTTTGGAACTCCTCTTGTTTGGGCATTATTCGTAGCCCTAAAAATGTAGAGAGAATATCTTTTAAAGAATGCTCTTCAGCGATCTTATCAATAACAGCCATCGGTATTTTCTTTTGGGAATCATAAATTAAATTTTGTGGGTCTGCCGAAAAACCTTCAATCGTTCCAGGCACTTCTTTTGTTAATGCAGATTCTTTCAAACCACTTTCTTTCAACCATTTATCTCCTAATACTGCAGATGGAATTACTGCCTCATCTGTTACTGATGCAACTTTTGCAATTACTCCTGCAGTTCGATCTGCGGGTATACGTACAAATGAAATATCAAAGAATGTTAAACGATCATCATTCATTGCCATTACTCTTCGGCCATCAGGAAGAATGCGCCTCATTTCATAACGAAGATGGTCACAATATTCTCCTGTATTTTTTGCCCGGTTACTGCATATCGAACACTTATCTGAAGGTGTGCGTGTACCCATAGATACGGCTGGGTATTCTCCCAGTTTCATTCTCTCTATAATATCTTCAGCTTTTTTATTATCCAGTTCCACTACCAATTCCACACGATGCATGTCTGGGTTATGAGAAGCATAAATAACTTTCCCAGTGCTTTCTTCAGGATTTTTATTTCGATGGTGGCGATAGGCATACGCATGTTTCTCAAATGTTTTATGGAAACGCACAAGCTGATCATCTGGGAAATAATCCCCATTAAGATTTGGACCGTAGTAATCCCCGGATGTCATGGCGTTTACCAGTATATATGAATGATCCGCTTTCTTTTCAAGCGTGCCAATGAAATCCTCAACATCTTTTTTATATCCGGCAGTTTTTTCCAACGCCTCTTCGTTAAGAATTCTCATAAGAGGTTTACCATGATTATCTATAGAAGAAAAATGTGTGAATTTTATCATACTATTTGTCCGACTGCTTGTATGCTTTATTTGCTTGTGGTTTAAACGGTAAGAACACCGCACCTAAAGGCGTAGCATATTCTTGTTCTGGAAGACTTTGTTTTATATTCTTTTGTATATCGGTTACGCGCTGCACCATTTCAGGTAAGGGTCCTTGGGATACATGATGCATATTTAATGCTTGTTTTATATATGTTCCTGCCGCTAAAGGATCCTGCGCCATGGTCGGAGAGAAATGCCAAAGCGAATCAAAATATAAGGCTGCGCGTTCTTCAGTTTCTTTATTTTCCTTTAGTTCCGGATGAATGTCTAGCATGGCTTCAAATCTTGGTGCCTTTATAGAATCCAGTTTATAAGCAGTCCAGTGTTTTTCTAATTGTCGAATACCCTCAAAAATTAATCCGCCCAAGGACATGCCTGCAGCAGTCCCCAAACTTCCAGCAATTATAGTGGGAACTTGGTCCCTAAACGCAGTACGTATAGCGCCTACCAATTTCTCACCTGCGGCCGTTTTTTCTAGCTCCGCTTTAAATGCCGCCATCTTTATAATCGTTGCATTTGAAATCTTGCCTTGCCTGTGTTGTGCAATAAATTCAGCTACCTTAACCATATTAAGTTCTAAACCTTCCTGCCCCCGGAGGCATTGGCAATGCTGTTTGTTGTCTTCGAACATTTTGCATATGCGCTTGAAATCCCATACCACCGATTACACCAGCGCCACCAGCAAGTAAAGTCTTTTTAACCCCAGACATTGCTTTTGATGATGCTGCCACTGCTGTAGCACTTGCTGCCGCTTTAGGGTTTGTAAACACATGTACATTTTGGCCTCCCAATGCTTTACCTACAGTTTTAAAATACGCTTTAACCTGAGGCATTCCTGCAGCTAATTTTTCCATTTCCTTGTGCGCTTCAGCTAATTTTTCACGCAGGGTAATAAATTCTTGTGTATCTTTAACAATAAGTTCAGCTTGTTTAATCATAGGATTACTCATATTAACGGATCCCACATATTCTTGCGAAGTGTTTAATTGTATTGGGTAAATTTCAGTTGCTAATTTCTCTTGGCATTCGTCCATGACTTTTTTTACTACGGGAGAATCAAAGGTTAGATTCATTGCACGTTGTAAATCTCCAAAGGAGGTACCACCTAAATATGCTTGCTTCACTACTCCATATAAACCATCAGCATGTCCTTGAAATCGAACATCTATTTCATATAATGAATTTGTTAAACGCTCATCAAGTGCAGCCAGCCTATATGCTTGTTTAACTGTTTCAGTTTCATCGGGGTGAATTTCCTCTATAGAAGCCAACTTTTCAAAGTTTGAATCGGCAATTTCTATAGGAGGTTCTTCCTCATAATCTTCGATTGAATACTCCGCAGATTTTTCAGTACCAAAAACTACCCCTGCAACTTTTTCGGCTGAAGCATTATCAAATTGTATATACTTATCTTGGGTCTGGTTCATCATTTGGACATACACTTCCGTATTGGCGCCCTCAACTACACGTGCAATCTGGTCTCGATTAAGGCCGTGTTCAGATGCTATCTTTGTAATCGTCTCATTGAGTGGCTTTGACTCTTTGAGATATCCATGGGCTGCTTCATTTACATAATTATCAAGTTCTGATGTGGTGAACATGGTTATACTCCGTTTTATATATTATATATAAATTTAGATATATAGTCAATACTACTCAACTGCTGATGTTCTTGTATATAATTCTCCAATTAAGTCTCCATATAGAATAGAATGGAAGGAGTCATCAGCATTAGTATTAATATATTTATACTTACTTTTTTCCTCGTCATAATCAACCATTATATTAAGAATATCACGGGCAAAAGGTGCAAAATCTTCCCATTGAGGGAATATGATTTGTTTGTTTTTTATCTTCTGAAATAGCCAGGTCATGGATCTATTACGACTTAATGTGTAGGCATTAATTTTTTGGTTCCAAGACATCATTTGTTTTTGATTGCCCTGGTGTAATAAAGCTACAAGTCTTGTTGGATTGGCTATACGTCTTCTAACTTCACTATTCACAGCCTCTCCAAACCCCGCATCAGCTCCTATAAGTACCGCGTGCCATTTAACGAACTGTCTCGGTATGTCACGATGTATAAACGCATAATCGGATTGTTTTCCATCATAACGTTTCATATAAAGAATTTCAGTTTGCGTACCCTTACGTTGGAGAACTGACATCACTGTTTTTGATACCTCAGAATTTATTGGCCCCCAATCCATACCTATAAAACAAGGATAAGACATTGTATAAGAATCGGGTTCCTTACGCATAGGGCCGCCTGTGCAACATGCACGAATATCGGCTTCAGTAATTGGTTGTACTCCCGCGTCATAGGGCAGACCAAGATATTCATTGAGAAAAATACCGCGCGGTTTTTGAAGGAATGGTATATACACATCTTTTTGCCAATCAACCCAAGGCGAATGAGCAAACATTAAAACCGAAATTCTAAATCCCTCAAATATATACTGACCATTCTTTTCCGAAAGTTGTGACCCCGGATTGGTTCGAACCCATTGTCCATTACGTGCATCTATCGCCTTATGACAATAACGACATGCCAATCCCCAGTGCTGTATATTTCCCTCATCTAAATAGTTCCATCTATTACAATGATCGCAGAATACAAACCATTCGTTTTTTGTTGATACGTCCATTCGCTTTGCCAAAGTCCCGATGGTTGTTTTAGGGGTTCCTGCATACAAAGTCCGCTTATAGAGAGAACGGGCCATGGACTGCTGAATGACGGTAATGTTGTCATCTGGAATATCCTGTATCTCATCAGCGAAGAGCATATCCACTGAGAGCCCGCGCGCCTTATCTGCTGATGCAGCGGCATATCGGAAATACATTGAGGAGTTATTGATAAATCGCTTATGAAAAACATTTTGTATTTGACTGGAGTTAATGAAATACCTTTTGATAATAGGTGTCTGATCAATAACTGGAGCAATTCGGTCATGAGAAAAAACCTTTACTTGTTCAACGGTGGGGGCAATATATAGGGTTCTAAATCCCCCTGAAAATTCAGGGCGTGTTTGTGGCATAACGACCATTTTGCCTAAGGCAAGATTAGCCAATGTTGTAGACTTAGCAACCTGACGTGAAGTACTAAGAACAATTTCTGGAGGATCAATATTATAAATAATTCTCATATGCGGATAGTCGTCTAATGAAAAAGGTTGGCTATTCAGATAAAAGAATCCCTCTATAAAATCAGACATTTGAAATGACAGTGTCGCGGCCATATTATTTCGGTAACGCTCCAATTACTGAATTAGCGAATCTCTGGAATTTTGGATTGGTTATATATGCTTTCGAATATGCCGATGCAGCCAAATAAGTTCCCGCGGTGGCTTTTCCAAATGGAATAAGATTATAAGGCGTTGGTAGAGCAAAGGTTGCAATATTACCGGCAACTTGTGCGGCGAGGGCACCTCTTCGCAAATTGGGATGGATGCGTTTTCCAACTTCGTCCAACTCCTTGGTTTTGGCCAGCGCCTTTTGTAAG